GCATATGTTCACAATTTTGAAGGGCCTTTACTTACAGGTAAAGCTAAAAATAGATTAAGAGGCTTTCCTTTTATAGTATTAGACGAAGCTTCTATGACTGATGATAAAGATATAGATACTTTAGTAGTAGCTGCTGGTAAGGTGGGGGCTAAAGTAATTTTTGTAGGAGATAGTTTACAAATTCCTAAAGTAGATAGATTTAATCCTAAAATTAAAAAAGTATCTAAAGCTTTTACAAGCTTCCCAATAGTAAATTTAAGTGAAGTATATAGAACTAGTGATGATGACATATTAGAAATGATGGGAAAAATTAGATCTCAAAATTCTTTTAAAGAAATCTCTATAAAAGAGAATACAAATAAGCTACAATTTGTAACAGACATTGATTTTAAAGATGAATTTGCTAGAGACTTAAATAATAATCCAGAAGAAACACTGTTTATAGGCTACACAAACGGAAGTGTAGAAACTTTTAATAAATTTGCTAGGAATGTATTAGGAAATGATGGAGAGCCTAAAGTAGGAGAACAAATAATAGGCTATTTAGGATATGCAAATAAACAAATAGAAAAGGGCGATTTAGCAAATGCTATATCTTATAAAATAGAAGGTATAAAAAAGCTAGAAAACGGGTTAGTTAAATTAAATATTAATAGTAAATTATTATCAGATTTAAATAAAAAAGGAGTAGTCCTTACAGCAAATCCACAAATTGAATATGCTCAATTAAGTTCTTCTGATACTTTAGATTTTGAACTATCTAAAGAACAATTAGAAAAAAACAACCAATTAATATCAAATATATTTGCAGAAGTACATGCTCTTAATTTAGAGTATAAAAAAAGAGGAAATAGTTTTTATGGTACTTATAAAGACGCTATTAGAAATGTTACTGAACCTCTATCTATATATAACTTAGGAAATGATTATATATATAATCCATCTACAGGTAAAATGGAGGCATATAATAAAAAATCTCCTTCTCTCAAGCACAAAAACTTAAATGAAAATCTATCAGTACAAAAAGGAGTAGACTTTGGATATGCTGTTACTATACATAAGAGCCAAGGAATGACTATTCCTAATGTTTATTTTGATGTAAATACTTTAAAAACTGTATCAGATACTAAAATAATAAATAACAGTAAACAAATTAGTACTGAAAAGAATTCTTTATACTATGTTGCCATGTCTAGAGCTTCTGAGAAATTAGTTGTAGCCAGCAATATAGCTGTTAAAAAAGCAGAAATAAACCCAGGTGAAAACATAGAAAACTACATAGATGGAGAAGCTCCTTGGAATAATGAGCCGCCTAAACGTATGGACGAAGCTCCACCAATAAGTGAAGATGATTTATTGGGAGGTGCAGAATTAAATGTAGGGCCTAATGATGATTTTGATGATATGCCGATGAGAGGTTCAAATGCTGTTTCTGATTCTGAGTATTATAATACTATTAGAGCAATTTCTGACCAACATTTATTACAAAAAAAGAAGTACTGGATGAATGGTAGACAATATCAGAAAGCTAGAATTTACGGTGCAGAGAAAGGAAGGGCTATTTCCAGAGAAATTCAAACAGCGTATCCTTGGGTAGGTGTTCATATTAATCCTATAGAGGGAGGTAAAGTAAGACTAGCTCTTTATGATAACAGACCTACTAAAACAGATTTAAAACAGAATAATAACGAAGATGCTCCTATGAGCATGACTGAAAGAATAGAAAAAGCGGAAGGAGCAGGAAAATCTGCTTCCCAAATTACTGTTGATTATCTAAAAGGAAGAATAAATGTAATAAATTCAGCAATCTCTAACTTTAAAAATGATCCTAGAAAAGTGCATATACTGCAACAAAGAAAAGAAGCAATAGAAGCTGATATAGACTCTGCGCTAGAAGATGAGACTACTGGAAATTTAGTACGTATTGCAGAAAAAGAATTAAGTATTGCTAGACAAATATTTAACCAAAGCAAACTAGGAGATACTGACTATGAGTATATTGCTAATAGTTTAATTCAAGTTAGAAGTGTTGTAGAATTTTGGAACAGTATTACTCTATTCAATGATGAACAATTAGCAGGTTCTGTACTAAATTTAGAATCAACAAAAGGAGGTCCTAAAGTAGAAACTAAAATATATAGTCCAAATGTACAACGTATGAACGAAGTTATGAAAGAAGTAACTCGTTTAACTAAAGGATCTACTGCTTTAATGAGAGACAATATGTTTAAGGCTATGTTAAATACTAAAGGTATTAACTTAGCAACTACTAAATCTTCTTCAGATTTAGAACAATTTGTAGACATTGGCTGGATGCGTTCTAGAACAATGTCTTTAAACAGACAAGACAATGAGTTACTACAAGTAATATCTAAATGGACAAAAGACGCTACTGCTAGAAGTAATGATGAAGCTAAGATTGTATTTAGTAATTTAGAGAGTTTAACTAAAAATGTACAAAAAACATCTGAATTTAAATCCGATGGATGGGACTTATTTGCACAAGTAAATAAAGATGGAGATAAAACAGGTGATTTAGTATCTAGATTTTCACAAGACTATTACGATGAAAGACGTAAAAAAATGAGGTATGCTCAAAAAGTAAATACCCCTAAAGCTTGGGATAATTTCTATAAATGGAAAAAAGAAAATGAAATTATTTTTGATGTAAGAAAACTATTCTATGAAGACGGTGATGGTAAATTTACTGAAGCAGATAAAGAGGCTCATATTGCAGAACTAAAAGAGCATTTAGGAGAAGTAGGATTTAATGGTGCGTTTACTACTGTAAATAGAAAATATCAAGATTATAAAAACCTAGAAGAAGCTGCTTACATAGAAATAGAAAGTAGAGGAGAAGATGCGGGAACTACTGACGCAATGAAACTACTTTGGAGAAAGAAAAACTCTCCTCTTATTTATGCAGAAGTAATGATTGATGGTGCTAAGAGTTTAATGGACAACAAGTTTGTTAGGTCTGAAGGATATAAATACACTTATAATGCACCTAGAAGAACTACTTCTAAAGGAGAGAGTACTGGATGGTATGATGCAAAGTTTGAAACTATTGAAAATAATGAAGCATTGTCTGAATTCTATGAATTCTTTACTGAAATAACTTCTCAAATGGTAAGTTTCTTGCCACACCAGTTCAAACAAGATGTACAAGTAAATACTTTACCAGAGCTTAGAAGAACTTTAATAGAAAAGATATATTCACAAAAAAATCTTAAAGCAGGATTTAATGGTATTTCTGATGCTATTAAAGAATCTATTTCTACTAGAGTAATAAGTGATACTGCAAATCAAGATGTTAATCCTGCAACAGGACAATTAAATCCTAGTTCTCCTGTAACTATGTTACAAGGAAATCTAAATGTAGATGAAAAGTCTTATGAATTAGATAAAGTGCTTAAAGCGTTTGCTACTATGGCCATTTCATTTAAGCATAAATCTAGAGTAGAAAACTTACTTAGAAATGCTGAAACTATTGTTGCAGATGCAACAGAAATAACGGAAACTGCTGATGGACAATTGCTTAAAAAGAAAGGAGGAGATGTGCTTAGAGGTAAAAACGCTCTTTCTAATACTAAAGCTCTATTAAAGTACGGTATTGAAAGTTTCTACGGTCTTAGAAAACCTGAATCTGGAGTATCTAAAACAAAAGTATATACAGTAGAAGAAAATAAAACTTTAAAGAAAGCTAATGAAGAAATAACTGCAGTTACTGAAAAACTTTCTAATGAAGAAATAACACAAGAAGAGTTTGATGAAAGTATTTTAGAAATAGAAGAAAAATATAATTTGAAAGCTTTGGGTATGAATTTAACAGGTTCAAAAATTGTAAAACACTTTAGTAAGTACGTTCAACTTAAGGGTATGGGTTGGAATGTTGTGTCTGCCACCACTAATTTACTATTTGGAGTTTTATCTAATATGAACCATGCAAGCGGAAAAAGGGACTTCTCTATGAAACAAATGAGAAGAGCCTTTTCCGTTATGCTTCATACTTCTGCTACTATGATGTCAGGAGGTTATGCTAGTAGTAAAACTGCTACTAAAGTGCGTAACTTAATGATGAAATTTGATGTACTTAAAGAGTTTAATGAGGAAGCTAGTCAGAATGTTAAAAATGCTAACTCTAATAAAAAAGGTCTTAAGAAATTATTGCCTTATGAACTACAAAAAAGTTCTGAATATTTTGGACAAGGACAAGTAATGGTTGCTTATATGATGGCTACTGGTTTAGACGGTAAAAAACTTACTAAGCAAGAAATTAAAGATAACAAACCTAATTTATGGGAGGCTTATGATGAAAATGCTGTTTTTAAAGAAGAGCACTCTGGAAATGTAGAATGGGAAGGAAATATAGATAATTTAGAACATAATCAAGCTAAGTATTCTTTCCAAACTAAATTAGACCAAATACTTGAAAGCATACACGGTAACTACAATCCTACATCGCCTATTTTAGCTAAAAAGACTGTTTGGGGACAATTACTATTTCAATATAGAAGTTGGATGCCAGAAGGAATTATGTCTAGATTTGAAAGTAAAACTTATGACACTATTCTAGAAAGAGAAAGAAAAGGTAGATATACTACTTACTTTACTCTTGGATTTAAAGATTCTATGTCTGTAATGCTTAAGCAAATTGCAATGCAAGGAGATAAAGCTTTTGAAGGAGAGTTTAAAGGACAGGGAGAAGGAGGTAAAGCGGGGCCTATGTCTGATATAGACAAAGAAAACATGCGTAGAAATCTGTTTGGTATGGCGAGTATGGCGGCTTTAGCGGGGCTAGGACTTGCACTAAAAGCCTTAGCTGGAGATGATGATGATGAAGACAAAGAAATTACAAATTATTTACTTAATCAAATATACAGATTAGAAACAGATTTAACTTTCTATACTAAAGTAGATTCTTTTGAAGCACTATTACAAAACCCAATACCTGCTTTTGGGGTTATTGGTGATGGAGCAAATCTTCTTGGAACTACGTTTGATTATATACTAGGAGAAGAAGATATAATTAAACACGGTCCAATGGCTGGAGAAAGTAGATTATGGAGAAATGCACTAAAAGTAACGCCTTTTGAAAATCTTACTCTAAAATTAAAAATGAATCTAGAGGAAAATATGGAAGAAAAGCATGGATAACGGAAAAAAGGGGAACTAAACAGTTCTCCTTTTTTATTTATTAATCAAATAAATTTTATGAAAAACAGGAAAAGACTGTTCTATGATATAGAAACTAGTCAGATAATTTTTAAAGGATGGAGTACAGGAAAACAATTTATAGGAGCACATCAAATACTAGAACATTCTAAAATAATATCTATACATTGGAAATGGGAAGGAGAAGATGAAGAAGTTCACAATTTAGATTGGGGAATAAACAAACAATGTGATAAGTCTCTAATAAAAAAATTCATTAAAGAACTAAATAAAGCAGATGAAATAGTAGCCCATAATGGAGACAGGTTTGATATTAAATGGATAAGAGCCAGAGCTATTTTTCATGGATTAGAAATGAGAAATCATTATAACATGATTGATACTTATAAAATATCTAAAGCAAATCTTAGAATACCTAGCCACTCTTTAAAAGAATTATGTAAATATTATGGACTAGCCGCCAAAGTAGATGCAGGAGGTATAGATACTTGGGACAAAATACAGTTTGAAAAAAACCAAGAAGCCTTAGATCATTTACTTTATTATGGAGATGGGGACATTATAAGCCTTGAAGCTGTTTATAATAAACTTAGACCATACGCAAAACATAAAGTTAATTATGCTGTACTGCACGGTAATACTAAATTTCATTGTCCAGAGTGTTCTCATTTAGGAAGATGGAATAAAACATATACTACTGCAGCAGGTACTCCTCAAGTACTTATGTTATGTAGAAATACAGCTTGTAAAACGTATTTTAAAGTAAATAACAAAACATACCAAGACTATTTACAATTTAGAATGATTAACGGTGTAGACCAACACTAATGGAAAAAGGGGGGTAGAAACCTACCTTCCTTTTATTTACTTTGATATATGGCTTGATTAATACTTGTTTTTTCTTGTTTGTAAAACCATTTTTCTATTGCCATTTCTGTCCAAATTTCTTCTTCTAATTTTTTATTCTTTACTCTAATACAAACACTTTTTGGAATCCAAGTTTCGTTTCTCTGACCTTTAAATCTTTTAAATGAATATGCCTTTTCTGTTTCACCTGTCTGCAACATCCATATTTTTACGTGATTATTTCGTTTCATCACTCTTTTATAAGTTTTTAAATAGTTTTTTCCTGTCATTATTATTTAGTTTTTAAACACAAAAAATCCCACTATTTCTAGTAGGATTCTTGTATCAATCAATTTAAAAAAATCATTAATAAACCTGGCTGGCATGTTCTATGAAAAAACTTACATCAAATATAGATAAATTTTACCTCTCTCCAACATAAATTACATAAAAACAATTAACATACCAATAAAGGTTATGTGAAATAATGTCATTCATTATCTCTAGAAGCCACGTATTCCCTGACTCTTTGGCCTAATTCAGTGTTATTAGGAAACATGTTAACAAGATTTATTATATTCTTAAATGACATGTATCCTTTCTGTTTTTTTACAATATTAGAAAATTCATTATATTCTCTTTCTTGTCTTTCATTTTCAAATTCTTTTTTATTTGCTCCCATTACCATTCTATTTTATAATTATCAGGATTTTTTCCTAGTGCTATTGCTACTTCTTCTAATATTTCGTTAGTTCTACTAAAAGCAGAGCCTTTAGTAACGTTAGACGTATGTATTATAAAGTTACTTTCTTTGTCTATTTTAGGCATCATTGCCATAGCAATTTCATCTCTTATAATATACACCAAAGCAGGGTATGTGTCTGATAATGTTGTTAATACGTGACGTATGAACTTGTTCCATACTTTCTCACTGTGCCTTATTTTATCTTTTTCTATAGTTAGAGAAGTTCCCAATAAGAGAACTCCTTGTTCTGCTAATCTAGTAAGGTCAGGGTCTTGATCTAATATAAACCCGTTGTAAATGTCTTCTTCTATTTCCTGTAATAAGGTCTTAGTAGTACCGTTCATACCAATAAAACTACTAGAAAAGGGTACACCATTAGACGTACCATCATCATATACTCCTCTTCCCAGTATAATTACTTTAACCTTAGAAGGAGGACATAGTTTAAAAGCTCTAAACATATTGTCCTTATGAGGAAATATTTTTCTAGTACTAAACTTACCTACATTCACCTCTTTACCTACTCTTTTAAAGTAGTCTGATTCTAACATAGGCTTAAGTAGTGTTACCCACTCTTCTCCTAAGTATTCTTGTAATTTACTCATATCTTTATACTTTTTAGTTTATTACAATACTCAGGGTCTGAAGCATATCCCAGTCTTTCTAAGAATGCATAATAATCTCCTCCTTTATACTTATATTGTATCTTAGACATATAAGCATCACAGCTTTCTTTCCAGTTATCAAATATAAGGTACTTATGGTCGTATCTAAGACCAAATAAGTTATGCCTTGTTCTACAACTATAAGATTTAAAATGCCCTGTCTCTAATACAGCTTGAGCTGCCACTATTTTAGGGAATTTACAATCTATTTCTATTAAATAGTTATATACTTCTTGTTTAGTCTGACTAATACCAAATATTGGTAATAGCAGTATTATTAATATTTTTTTCATAGCTTTAGTTTTTAAAAAAAGAGGGGTTATTCCCCCTCTCTTGTATTAAATTTCAATGGTTTATTATCAAACTTTTTATTAGGGTTCATAACTGACATAATTCTATATACATCGTTATAAAACTCTCTCTGCTTGTCTAGTACTGAAGATACCTCTTGTGTTCTGGGTATAGTCCGACTATCAAGCTTTTCTTCCAACGCTCTAAATGCTTTCTCTGGTTTATAAAGAACATCTGCTACTGGGTGATTTTTAGATATTGCATGGAAAGTAAGTATTTTTTGCTTATATTTTTCTGATACTTTAGAGTATTTAGACTCTGTGAGTAATTTGAAATCTTCTTTATGCTTTGGCGGCACTTTAAATACCATCATTAAGTGTTTTTCATCAGGGTCATAAGCTGTAACATATAAATCGTGGTTTTTCATATATTCCTCATAAGCGAGAAATTCTATGGAAGCTGAAAATTTATATAGTACAAAAATATTACCGTCCAAACTTGGATAACTATCATCTCCTATAAATACATTTGCTACGCTAGGTCTGTATTTAACTACATCTTTTAACATAGGAAAAATATACGTGAAACTTTTTGTCTTTCTCATCCAAGTGTTGTTTGTTATTTAAATAAATCCAATTCTACTACTCCATTATTTTTATGAACTTCTGCTGGATATTCCCAAGCATTAGTGTCATTATAATAAGCTAAATCTGCTAACAGGTCTTCTACTCCCTTAATGTAATATCCTGAAGAAGACTCCCCTCCTACTATAGCTTTAGTGGTCTCTTCTTGAGACATTCTAAATATTAGAGGCGGGTTATAACTAGCCATCTCTGCTACTATAAACTCAAAGTCCTCTACTTCATAGTCAGGGTAATGTTCTTTACCCCAATCCACTAGCCCTAGTCTGAATAAAGCTCCTTGTAGATAATACTTATAAGTACGATAACTAGTTCTAAAAGAGAATACTGATTTACCAGTAGTCTTCAAATCTAAACCTTTTATCTTCTTATTTTGATGGTCTACAGTAACTACATCTAACTTAACTTTACAGGCAGTGCCTTCATAGTCAAAATAATGTATAAATTGATACATTATCTCATCATATTCTACATTAGAAGCAGTATCTGCAAAATAAGTTTTAGTATATTGGTTAGTCTTTAATTGATTAACTACTCCTTGTACCTGTTGGTAATCATCAAAACTAAGTACTGTCTTACCTTCAGAAGCTTTCATTGCGTCATAGTAAGGCTTACCTACTTCTTCCCACTTATCCATACTAACTGCTTTCTTATAGCCAGAAGCTATAAAAGCAAGTGCATGGTCATCATTTTCCAACATAGACATAACGTATGCAAGCATACCTTCTGTAGAAGGCTTGCTATCTGTCATAATATAAAACATATCATGAAAGTTATCTGGTTCTGTAAGTAATATATCTACTGCAGACCCTTTGGAAAGAAAATCCCCAGTAGGCTTAGACTTATTAATGTAAGCTTGTGGACCATCCGCAAGTCTAGAAAGTGCAGAATAGCTAATTGCGTCTTTTGTAATATACTCTTGTGCTGGTGTAATTTGTTCATCTGTCATGTTTTTATAAATTAAAATTAAACAATAAAAGAGTGGATAATATCTCCACTCTTTTTAATACTACTCTGCTAACCATTCTGGTGAAGGGTCTTCTTCTTCTACTTTGATAAGCTCCTCTACAACAGTATCTTCTGCTGTTACTTCTTCAATAGAATCTTCTAGATCTACTTGCAAAGACTCATCTTCATCCACGATAATAAATACAGGAACTTGAGCTACTTTAGTTTTCTTGCCTTTAAGCTTTTCATTCTTAAATAGTAAAGAAACTTGTGTTTTATTCAAGTCATACATTTCTCCTATAGAACTACCTTCTCCTAAGTAATTCTTGTCTCCTGCGTTTCTTGTGAAACCTTTTTCTAGTGCATCTAATACTGCACTAATTGTAATTTTTACTGGTTCTTTCATTTTTTTTTATTTATTTGTTTATTGTTCTATACATTCTAATGCTTCTATTGAAGCTTTTCTTAAAAACTCTTCATATCCTTTAATATCCTTAAATTTAGGCAAGGAATAATTAAGTAACATTTCATTAAAGTTAGGTTTAGTAATTATTTTAACTCCTGCTTTTTGCAACGGAGTTTTTATAAATTTCCTATACTTAGGCCTTAATCCTCTGTGAATACTTCCTGCTATATCAAAATCATCTTTTACCCATAGTTCTACATAATCTGTAAATACATAATCATCTATTACTTGAGAGGCTTTAAAATAAGGCAAGTTTTTTCTTTTAGCAACCATACAAACTAAAGGAATAGTTTCTCCTGTAATCATATTATAATGTGCTATATAATATTTACCTATTACATACTTAAATAAAGAATTTCTAGTTTTGAATACACAAAACTTATCATTATTACTTAATGTATGAAAAGAAGTCATAGCCTTGTCATAAGTATTTATACTACCGTAAATTCCTATAACATTATCTAATAAACAATTATTAATATTCTTATCTACTATATCAATATCTAAATTAATCTTATCCTTAATAACTAAATAAGATAATAAAATATAAAATTGTTCTTTAGTGATTTTAGTAAATAATTCTAATATTTGATTTTTAGCGTAATCTCTTGAGTAATAATAATGATTAACTAAATCACAGTTTTTTGATAATATTCTATATATTGCTGCTACAACTATTTCTTTAAGTAATTTAGGATAAATACTATCTTCTCTTAAAAAATCTATTATTTCTTCTTTTATTCCTATTTCTTCAAAAGCCTGAATAATTTGTCGTTTTATGTTAGAATTAACACTAACATTATTACAAATTATTTTAGGTATACTACATATAGGTATAAATTCAGAGCTATCAGATATAATCTTAGTACTACTTGCCATAGAAGCGGACATACCATAAGGATTCCAAGTAGACGCCCTTAAATCAATTATATTTTCTCCTTCTACTATCATAATTTCACATCTTGTGTTATTGTGGGAAGTTCAAACAATGTTCTAAAAGGTACTTCTCTAAACTCCATTTTGGCTTTTACATTAGTAATATAATTATTAAATATTGATGTCATATATCCTGCTGTCATTGCTCCACAATGGCTAGTAGCCTTCATTGAGCACGCAACATCTTCTACTTCATTATCATCAAATAACTCCTCTTCATATCTATCTTCATCTCCCTTACGTACTGCAAATATTTGAGCACTCTCTGCTAACATTCTACCGTCAATAAATATTTCTCTATTAGTCTGTTCTTTCCACTTGTTAAACATTAATTTACGTGCTTTCATATTATCAAAAGCAGAAAACATAATGGGATTAGCGTAGCTATCTTCTGTAAACCATCCCATTTTATATACTTCTGTAGTACTAGAGAATTTTTTAATTAAGTCTACCGTAGCTTCTTCTTTGCTCATTCCTATATATTCATGTCCATATAATTGACCTCCTAAATTAGTAGTGTCTACTATGTCTGAATCATGTATATAAATTTTACATTCTTGTCTGCCTAAATAAAAAGCTAACCAACTTCCGATACCTCCTGCCCCTCCTATGAGTACAGGTATACCAGGATGAAACCACTCAATGTCAGAAAATCTGACACTGGTGGCTTTACCTTTTAATTGTTCTAATTGTTCTTCCATATTAAATTACCATTTCATATTGTTCTATTTGTTCTGACAACTTATCTGCTAATACATGTGTACCTCCGTATTTGTATAATTCTTCTAATACAGCTTCCATATTATCTTCAAATCTTTCCATAGTAAAATCAGTAAAAGCTTGTTGATACCAATGATTAAAATTCTCATCTAAGTTGCTAATAAATTCATCTTTTTGAAAATCATCAGCAGCATTCCATGCTAAATCTGCTTCCATCATTTTACTAGGAATATATCCCATAGAACTACTACCAGCAGATAATACTAATAAGACAAATTCTTTAGCAGAATCGCTTACGTCCATTATGTCTTCTGGCGTAAGGTCTAATGAAGTTTGTCCGTACATATCATACCCTCTACCTTGATATAAACTTCTAGCGTTGCTCCAACTATTACTCCAATTAGTTTTTTGTTTAACTGGTTCTGCTTTCTTTCTAACTTCAGCTCTATCAGCAATTTTCATTACTTCTCCCATAAAACCAGAATCCTCTTGTTTATCATAAACAACATCTAAATCAATAGCGTATACTATATCTTGTTCTTGTTTAACTGAATAAGTACTAACAGAATCATCGCCTAGTATATTCTGATACTTTATACCAGAATTGCCTACTAGTTCTTTTTTAGCCATAACGCATAACCTAGCTACATAATCTCCTTTAAAATTAACAATTAAAGAAAGGTAATAAGCGTGATGCTCTGTATTATCTCTTAACTCTTGGTCATCTGTCCCACTAAAATATGCTCTCATATTATGATGAGTGTGCATATGCCCCATTCTCCAGCCTTCTTCCATTATCTGCGGATAATAGTCATGCATGTCAAATGTTTCTTCTGGCTCAAACTCATATTCTGTATACCCAGCTGTACCTATATTCATAGGATACATAGCATGTGCCTCTATCTCTAATTCTTTAGGTGTATTAATGTCTCCATTTTTTATACTAAACAATACAGGTCCTGACCATTCTTTAGCTCCGACATAATTATGTAATGTATTAATTTGAGTAATTAATCTACTGTTTAACACTAATTTACCGTTATCTTTTCCTAAGATAATAGGGTAATTTGCACTTTTTTCTACTTCTTTAACTTTTTTCATTTTCCGTATTTTTTAATAAAATAATGATTAATATGTGCTTCTAACTTAGTAGCAAAATAATTTGTAATATCTGGATGTACAATTTCTTCAGCATTAAGTATTTCTTTTTCCTCTACATCATAGTCTAATATATATGTAGGAAAAGACTTTTCTCTAAATATAAAATCATTTCCATATTCTCCTTCTAATTCTGAGTTTAATAATATGTTATTATACTCTTCTATCTCTCTTAATATGTTTTCTAAGTTTTCTTTACTATTATAAATATATTTACCATCTCCAGTTTTTTGAATTTTTTCTGATATTGGCATTTTAGTTAATTTAGCTTCTAAATCTTCTTTATTTACAATAAATTTATTCTTGTCTTTATCAAAAGAAACCTTAAAATCTTCAAATAACTTTATATTATCTTTATATCTTCTCTCTACTGTTCTTGGACGAATAATAGTACTTCCTTCATGAGAATAAATATTTTCCATCCTAATATGTGGGCCACCTCCTAAAGATTCCCAACTAGCATAAGCTTCTATTTGGTACATAAATAACTCAAACTGTATAATATTAAAAGGATCTCCTGCAGGACTATCTCTGTCTATTTTCCAATCTCTTTGTATAGAAGCTATTTCAGAACTACCTAAACAAAACTGTTTCCATCCACAAATATCAATAATATTTTCACTCTGAAGACTGGAAGAAGGCAAATGAGAATGTCTATATCCTGTTCTATACTCAGAATAAGTTACTGCTCCCCTTCTGCCATGTATACTTTCTGTTAAAACTAATTTCTCATTAAACTTTAGTCTAATAAATAAATCATAAAGAATTCTTTTACCTCCTTTACTATTTCTAATAGTAACTTCTGGAAATCTTAGAATTAAAGACATATTGTATTTAAAATTTTCAAAATCTTCTTGTATATCCCAATTATCTCCAAATATTTCAGTAAGAGACTTTTTAATATCTAATAAATTCTTTTTATTAGATTTTACAGTTTCTTTTATTTTTACTAAATCTTCTTCAAGCTCTTTATCTTTATTTTTTGTATAAAGCTCTATTTCATTTGGAAATGCATGTTTAATATCACTAACACTAACATATCTATTAGAAATTCCATATAAAGAATCAATATGCATTAATTGAACAAGATCATTTTCATCATCTGTACTGATACCACTAACTATTTTTAATACTTCTCCATTTGGATAATGAGTAGTATCAGAACCTTCTAGCATAATAACATAATCATTACTATGAAAAATATAAAGACTTTCATCTTCTATAGCTCCTTCAGGCTCAAGCTCTTCTAATTCTTGCTGTATTTCTATTTCTAACTGTTCTTCCTCTTCTTGTTGGTCTTCCTCACTTATGGTAGCAACTCCGTCTAATTCTTCTAATAGTCTTGCAGCGTCTTCTTCTAGCATTTCCATAGTTATATTTCTTTGTTCACTCATATGTTTAAAGTTTTAAGGGGGAAACTAATCCCCCTTTATTAATTAATCTTCTAATACCATACCTAATTCTTTAGCAAGGTTTTCAGCATCTTTAGCTAATACATCTATGTCTCTAGAAATAGCTCCAGAATCTATGTCTTCAAGCAAACTATCAAACATATTTAGAAATTTGTTTCTCATTACTTGTACTACTGAACGTATATTAACATCTTTGTTAACTACTAAAGACTCTGTACAGTCATCTAGTAATAATGCATCAAAAGGACATGCTGAAATATAATCGTCTTCTAAGATGTTTATAGGATCATTCTCTATTCTTATAGTAGTAGGTCTAACATTATTCTTGTTAGTTTTAGGCGCAGTTTCATCAGAACTATTAATACCGTGTCTTTTGTCATAAGCTCTTAGTTTACTCCGTAAAGAAGAACCATCTCCTGTATTAGAAAGTGATTTTTTTTGACACGCTTTTCTTAGCTTAGCATCTGTTAATCCTGCATAAGCGTCTTCTGTTACACCAGACTTAACTTTAGTAGGATAAACATATACTATAAAGTCTCCAGTAGGTAATATTGCTGCAGAACTCTCTAAAGTCATTCTGTTTTCTTTAACCATGCATCTAGCACTAGACACCATCATGTCTTCATTGATTAATGCTTTTAATTCTCCCCAAGTAGCTACATTAGTGTTAATTTCTTGAGTTGCTCTTGTTTTGTTAGAATAAATTGTTACTTTTCTCATAATTGTTTTTTTAAATTGATTTATTGATTGTTTTTTAACCATTCTTTAATGGTTGTAATTTTATACTTTAATTTAGTATCTCCCATTTTAATATTTCTATTGGGGATATCTCTTTTATACACTTCAGTGTCTATTACTTTTTGAGGAGTAAACGTACTCTCAAATAACTTATCTGGCACTATTTTATTTGTGTATATACCGTAGTCTTTATATAACCACTTTTGCTTTAAAGGAAAAGTATACTGAGTACTATTAGTACGGCCAGCAAACATGCCTTTCACATCTACGTATGCTTTTTTACCTTTAATGACTACAAATGTTGGAAATAAATCAGGTTGCCCCCACACTCCTCTTTTTGGTGAAAATGTTATAACAAAATCTGGAGTATAAGTACAAGGCTTCAATAGAGATTTAGTTTTATTCTCTACTTTAGTCTTGGTTTTTAACTCTGTAATTTTGGTATATGAAAATACTACATCTTCTGAAAGAGTAAATGTTTCCTGTTCATAGGTATAACTCTTAATAATCTTATGCTTTATTAATTCATCTAAGTAATATGAAAAGTATAATTCTTCATTATTTTTATACTTCATTTAATTTTTGTTTGATTAACATCTTTAGCTTATCCTCTCCGTGTTCCTCTCTATAATCTGATATATCTTTAGACTCTCCTATTGGATTATGTACATAAGGTAATTCATAGATTAAGCTATGTTGAGACCCTGCCTCTAAACCTGCTTTATCATTGTCATACCATATAATAATCCTATCCCATCTCTCTTTTAAGTACTTAACAGCTCCTTCTGGTAACTGTGTACTTTCACTTTGTGGAGCAACTGCATATAAACCTATACTTCGTAATGTCATAACATCTTTATTGGATTTGGTTATAATTAATAACTTACCTTTTTCAGGCAACTGTTTAAATCCTTGTACTATGTTTGAATTACAGTTAGTGAACCATTTAAATTCACTATCTAGTTTAAGTATTTTATATTTATAGTTCCCAAAATGGTAACTAAATGCTAATTTTTTGTTTTTAATAGTGAAATAACTTTCTTGCATATAATATGCTTGAAGCTGCTTAACTTCATATAGCTTAAGTATTTCTTCAGTAATACCGTATTGTTTCCAATAACGTAATCCTGCGTCAGTATAAGGCTTAGACACTATCCTTAACTTAACGTCTGATATTTGTGGCTGAACTTTTTGCTTCTCTCCAGTATGTCCCATTGTTTCTTTAACAACATTACCTATACATAATTTTAAATTAAAATCATTAGACACTAGTATTAATGCCTGATAATATTTTAATCCATATTTATGTTGTACGTATTTTATAGGGCCATAAACTTCTCCATTAGAAAAATCCTTATATATAGCATTATTATTTCCAAGTATTTTAATGCTACAAGAGGGTTTTCTATCTTTTCTAAGTTCTGAACAAAAAGTCTTGCCAGGAGATAAATAAGAAGAGATATAGTATTTAAAAATATCATGTGCTGATATTCTATTTAATATATCTGACTTTTTTAATTCTCCAGCAGCAATGTGGCCTTCTGTTTTAAATTTCATATGCTATGAATTAAATAGAAAATAAAAGGAGGACTTTCCTCCCTTTACCTCCATTTGCCACTCTCACTAAATACAAAAGTCTACCAAGGGCTTTCTTCTGTATCTTCGTCAGAGCTTTCTCCGTTAATTATCTCCAAATCTGCTGGAGCTAATCTTTTCATATCATATTTATCATTTTCATCAAAAGTTAATTTAGAAGAATCTTCTGATACAGTCAAAGGCTCACAAAAACCAAAAGCAGCCATTTCTGCTTTAAACCAGTTGTTTTTACCTTCTTTACCTGCAATCTCTGTTCCTGCAAACTTCCATCTAGCAGATTTACCTGCAAATACTCCATTAAGAGCTGCTGCATAATCTTTACTCTCTTCTGCAGTAATACTATCTAAAGCCTCTCTTACTCCCAACTTATCAGCCATAACAACTAATCTGTCTTTTGTATATGGCCAAGCTTTTGTTGACAACCATAAAGTTGTTTCTGCTGTTTGACCTTTTCCGTCTAAATCTTCTGAGGGCTTTCCTTCGTGAACTATCATAAGCCCTTCCGTTCCTCCGTTAGATTCTTTAAATTCAATTTTTTGTATTCTTGCCGTGTGAATACCTGGTGCTAGAAAAGACGATACATAATTCTTTTCTACTACTTCGTGTCCTGATGTGTTAAATTTCATACTTTTTTTTATTTAATTGTTTATTATTTATTTATTATTTATTTATTTATTATCCGTAATACTCGTCTATTGCTTTAGACACTGCTCCTAAATCATTGGGTATGTAAGTTTTATCAAACATACCCATTGGAGATTTAGCTGGGTAAGTTCCGTCATTATTAGTGACAAATCTGTATTCCATATTACCATCTTCTTTCTTATGTACTTCAGTAAACATTAAAATAGTAAATAATCCTGCTGGATTAATTTTATCATCTAATAATTTACCAATAGTCTTAATCTTGATAGTTGGTTTAGCTCCAAATTCTCCTGGCACTGTGTCTGAATGTGTTAAGATATACACTTTAAGGTCTTCTCTAAGGCTCTTAGCTTTATTGAGAATTTCCCAAGCATGTTTACCTATCTCAGTAAACTTAACAAATCCAACCTCAGAACTTCTTCTCATAAATTCATTAGACATTGTATATTGCCAATCATCTATAACAACTTCCTTAATATCTGCCCTATCTTTACTTATAGTATTTAAAAATGCTATAATATCTTTAGATTGGTCGGATGAAAAATAATTGCCTGTTTTTCCTTTAAAAGGAGTGTAGTCTTTCTTCCACCCTTTAATAGGCAATGGTTTGCCTACGCAATTTACTATTGCTGTTTTCTTAGGGTCTAGTGTTCTAACAGCTGTTGACTTGCCAGTTCCACTTTCTCCTACTATTCCTATTAATTCACTCATTGTTCAAATAAATTTAATTGATTTTTGTTTAAATGTTTCCTAAATACTTTAGGCATTGGATAATAATAAATATGATGTTTAGTTCCTTTTACGAGCTTATCATCAAAACTAGAAACTTTTTTTAGTCCTGTTATTAATTGCTCTGGTTGTACTAATACTCTAACATCTTTTTCTCCTACTATTCCTAACCTTAAAGGTATATTATCTTCTATTGCTGCTTCTACAAAATGATATTGCAACGCTATTGTGTTGTTTTTATCATTCCACTCTGTTACCTTAACTAGATGAAGTAGCTCTTTTCCGTTGTGAGAAATCATTTTTCTCTTTTGTGGTGTTATTTTTTTTCTCATAATTAAAATTGTTCTAAATCAACTACTCTTTTATAAAGAGCTGGGTTTTCTTTAAATTTGATTGCTCTAGGTATTTCTTGAAAATAACCTACTTCACCTACAAATTGTAAACCTACTCTAACGTCAGAAGGCCCATCTCTGTTTTTAAGCACTCCTACACTTCTAAATCTATCTTTAAGCTTGGTAATATCATATCCTCTAAATCCCTCTAGTTCATGTCTATGAGGAGCAAATAGTGACATAATCACGTTAGCGTCCTGTTGTGTATTTCCTGAATCTTTAAAGTCTGATAATTTAGGCTCTACCATATCCATCTTAAATCTATCTGTAGCAGTATTACTTCTATTTAATTGCTGAACAACTACTGGCGTATAACCAAAGTTATTCCTAAGAGCTATAAAATATTCTGACATTTTATCTATGTTAGCCTTAATATTATTACCTTGCTCACGCTTCATTAAAGAAATATGGTCAACTACCATAATAGTATATTCGTTACTATGGCTGGGGACATATTTATCAAATATCTTGATATCTCCTCCTCCATTATTAACCATTTTATACTTTAACTCTCCATTTGCTCTAGCATAGTCTAACATAAACTTGTTAATACCTGTAGGATTCTGGTTAGAGTCAATAATAGTAAGTACATCTTCCATCTCCTCAAAGTGCTCTTTACAGCTCATTACAAGTTTAAAGATTTCATCTGATACTCTGTTCTTGCCTCTTGATAACACATAATTAATATCATGTGTAATACCATAATCTAAGAACAGTTTTCTACAAATAGCTTTAGTCATCTTAATAGTTTTATCAATCTCTAAAGACCAATAAAATACCTTAAGCTTCATACCTGATTTAATGTCTGGGTTACTCATATACCAATCATAAGGATTGTACAAGAATGCGTCATCTGTAAAAGCAGTCTTTCCGCTTCCAGTCTCCCCACCTATTAAATAGTATGTGCCTCTCTGTGTTCCAGGTATGTAATCTACTAACCTATTAAAACCCATAGGAAGCCCCTTGTTCATACCTAACTGACCTTTTTCTATGTTGGCTATTACATCATTAAATATCATCAGCAAGGTTATTAGTTCTTGTATCTACTGCGTTAATAGATTCTCCTTCTTCTATCTGCTCAATATATCCTTCTAACAAAGAGATACTATTTTTACTAATAAAATAATGTGCTAATGTCATATACTCATAACGCTTTAACGCTCTTTCTGCAACATACTTTTTAGTAGCACTAAATATCATTTCTTTAGTTACTTCTTTATTACTCTTAATGAAAAACTTCATCTTAGTAGCACATCCACTTTTAGGGCTTCTAACAGGATAACCTCCAGATTTAATACCAGCAGGAAATAATTCTCTCCATTCTTGTATCCAATCATCTACACTTCCTACTAGTTCTTTATTCTTAGCAGACTTACTAGTAGCAATAGGTTTATCTGTTTCTGAAAGTTCGCTACCTAATAAAAAGTCAATAGATTTCTGTCTAGCAACTATTTTATTTTCAGTAATTTTAATAAATCCTTTTTTCTCTAATAGTTCCAAAGAAACCATTGTTCTAACAGGGCATATCATACCTGTTACTAAATAGTAGAGGTAGACATATTCGTCTGGTGAGAGCTTGTGCTCTACCATAGCGTTAATTTTTAATTCCATATTCTTACTTGTTTTGTAAGAAGTCCAAGATGTAATTTGGTACTCCAGCCATTACACAAATATAAAAAAAATAATGTTAATAATCAATTAAAAAGATAGGCAACTCCATACCTTTAATTTTATCCATATACTCTTCTATAATTTCTGCATCTTCTATTTCTCTATCTTGTTTTTCAACTTCTTTGATGTATTTTTCTATTATAAATTCCCTATGCGGGGTGTGTATAATAATCTTCATTTTCTTCTTCATCTTTTATGAGTTCAGTTATTTCAAAATTAATATCCTTTAATCTATTAATAAGAGTATCTTTTTCTAAAAGTAAATCATTAACTTTCATATCAAATTCTTCTGGAAGAATTGCAGAAAATTGATTAAATTTTTCTACCAATTCAGGAGTACTCGGTGCTAAACTATCATACGTTTTTTTAAAATGAATTACTGTAGCATGATGAAAATTCATAAAATCTCCAAGCATTTTTAACGTCAATTTACGTGAATAATAGTTGTCGCTATTAGGGCCTATCTTATATTTACTGTGAATTAAAGCAACAAAAACTCTTCTAGCGTCTATTACATTTCTTTTCCTACTACGGCTAAAAATATCAAACCCATAATCTATATCCATATGTCTTTTAATACGTGCTAAATCTTCTCCAATAATTCTTTTTAGTTTACTTTCCATATTTTATAATTTAGTTATACAATCCTCTACTCCATCGCACTCTATAATATTAAGATGTTCTAATCCTTCAAACATCATATTATACCACTTAACTTCTTGAGTACCGTAAGTAACAAAGATAAATACTCTACCTATCTCACCGTTATTACGCATTCTTCCTATTCTTTGTATTAAGTCTTTACTTTTAGAATAGTATGAGTGAATAATACAATTATCTAATCCTACTAAATTAGCACCTTGTTTAAGTTTCTTAAAAGACCCTATAAGATTAATATCTCCATTGTCAAATTCTTCTCTTATTCTTAGATTTTTCTTATCTGCATTCCTAGAACTTACTACATTAGGAGTAATCTTAAGTAATGTATCAATACTATTACCAAATATAATAGATTTACCTGTCACAGCTTTTGTTAATTTCTTAGCAGCTTCCATCTTACTAGGCAATTCATATAGTAATTTAGCTCTTGAAGCAGAACTATTGCGTATTAAATACTTTCTTCTACTTTCAGGTGCATATAATGCATACTTAAACTGATTATCTTTATATTGATAAGCAGAAAACTCTGTTCTCATAATAGGTTTAACTTTAGTACCACTAACAATAGTAACACTTTCTGTGTCCAATTTATGATTAATAACATATACATCTAACTTACGAGAAGTTCCATCTATTTGTCCCTCATCTATACCATAAGTATAACACACTGGACAAAACTTGTCTAACAAATGTCCTTTAATAACTTGTTCTTCTTCATCTACCATAGCTTTTCTATCTACAGTAGCAGATAGTCCAATTATATTAGTATAAAAATTATTAATATAAAATTTAGAATATTCCTTAGTAAGACTGTCGTGTATTTCATCTGCAATTACTAAATCCCACTCAGTACCAATCCATTTATAAGCTGATTGATAACATGCAAAATCTATTATATAATCATTTGCTCCCCATTTCTCTTGCTCATTCCTAAGCTCCATTTCCCTATCTGTCTGCTCTGCTAAAAACAATATTTTAGCATCTTTGGGGTAAGTTTTAATAGCCTCTATTGCTATCTTAGTTTTACCTAATCCAGTAATAATTTCTAAAGTACCTTTCTTCCCTGCATTTATCCAGGAAATAAGAGCCTGGTTTTGTATTTTTTGTCTTATTTCCATTTTTTTAGTTTTAATTATTCAATAGTTGCACATAACACATCTCCCCCTACTAACCTTTTGCCTATATTAATAAATAACGGATAATCAGGATTTTCTTTAACATAAACTTTAGCTTTATTTACAGCTGCTATTAAATCAGTTTCCATTATATTAATAGGCTTCATATCTTGTAACCCATATTTAGGTACAGCAACATATACAGTTTCCCATGTTCTATCTTCTTCTTTTTCTAACATTTTAATCGTTACTTCCATCTTTTTCTTTTTAAATATTATTAATAAGGTAATGTTCCTTTAATCTCCCAAATACCATCTCTTTCTTTTGTTGACCTTTTGTATTTAATCTCTGCACACAAAGTAGTACTTTGTAATTCTTTAATAATATGTATACTTAAAGGCGTATCAGTATTCTTCTCTACAAAAACTCTGGCTTTAGTAATAGCATTAGCTAATTTATCTTCTGAAATACCTACATAAGTATCACTACCATTAGTAGGGCTTGCTACATATTTAGTTACCCATTTTCTAGTTTCTTTATTGGGATGTCTATGTACTTCTGTTTTAATATTATTAGTATTATAAATAGGTTTTTGAACACATACTGCAAAACCAGGTTCAAATTTATTAGTGTCTTCCTTAAATTCTTTTGCAGACACTTCTCTTACTCCTTGAGAATTATTCCAACCTCCACTATAAGTATCATTACCATATTCATCTCTATCTTCATCTTGTAATTCTCTAAATGCAATTTCAAGAGTTCTACCCTTAATTCTTGCTTCTTTTGTTATTCCTCCCATTTTAATTTATTTTTAATTAGTTAAGTTAAATAGTCAACATAAGGATTTTCCCCTGAACTTTTTAATTCTTTTATTTCTTTTATTAATTTTTCTATTTCCACATCTCTATCTCTAAGCATATCTCCTAACATTTTATTTTGTGCTAAAACATCATCTGTTAACATACAATTGTCACTAAGATTCTGTAATACATCTTTTTGTCTTGCCGTTGCTCCGTGAAATATAACATGTCCAAACTCTGGATGCTTTACTTTTATTTCTTTTCTTTTATCTTCACTCATAAGGCTCTATTATATAAATTTCTACTTCTCCAAGTACATCACCATTGCTATCAGTAATGGTTACATATTTAGATCTTTCTTTAGTATGCTCTGTTTTAGTAAGCATTAGATCTTCTATCCCATATATATAAATGGGTTCTTCATTTTCATCCATTTCTTTTTTATTTTTAATTAAGTTATACATCCAGTCCCATTCTTTACCGCTGTTAATCATTTCATGTATGTTTTTTAATTCTTATTTATACATATATGTATGCTATTATAGTAGCTGTTTACAGTTTATTTAGTAGTTCTTGCTACTAGGGTAGCTTTACTTTTGTAAACAGATTTGTTTACTCATCTTTGTTTTGGTTTAAAAAAACTTAACCACCTCATCATCTGCAGGTGCAAGAGATTACGGAGCTAATTGCATACATAATCTAGTTAAGTTTCATTCATCTTTGTTTTGGTTTATACGATATTGATAGTCCAAGATTGAACCATCCTATTATCAATTCATAACTACTATTAAGTACCTTATCATATGTTACTTTAACAAATGGTAATAGATACAGTTGTGAGTCTATTTTATGTATGCTTATCTTCATCTTTGTTTTGGTTTATTAAGTTAAGTAGTTCAGTGAATGATTTAACGTCTTTAAACTTTATCCTGGGGTTACAGTCAAAGTTCAGCTCTACAGACCACTCATCATTCTTAATTTCATCATCAGCATCTGTAATACCATGCAAACCTTCTACTATATCTAATGTGTAATAATAGAATGGAGCTTCTGCTTTTTCTTCTATCTGCTTTTCAAAGCCTAGTGATATTAATTCTTTTTCAGTCATCTTTTAAATATTTTTCCCAAAGTTTATCTTTTTCTAATTTAGTTAAGTTCTTAAACTCTGCATCTACAAATGAAGCAAATTCTATTGCTTCTCTTTTTATTTTTACTGCATGCAATAATTCTAATCCATATACAACATCTTTTTCACTCATTTAATTTTTTTTTAATTATAATATAAGCTACTACAAATACTGCTAAACCCCAGCTAAATATTACTACTTCAATCATCTTTTTTATTTTTAGGATTAACACTTGGTATATCATTTTTCCAAAAGAATGTATCTATACCTTCTTTATCTTTACAGTTAAACTCTGCATAACTCTGTCTAAACTCATCGGGCTTTGCCGTAAATCTGTAGCAATCCTCTTTGAACTTACATTCATTATTTTTGCACATACTTATATCTGGCATAATTCTAATTTTTTTTATTAAATTCTGTTTTATCTAGTTTAAAAGTTTCCTTCCCATTCTCGTAGAATGAGCATAAAATATACTTCTTAGTTTCATAGCTAATGTATATCTTTTTATCTTTGTATGTGTATTCTTTTGACCAGTCTATATTAGTATAATCTTTTTCCATTTTATGTTTTTTTATAAATTAAATAAATTCTTAATACTATACCAAAAGGTACTCCAGTAAAAAATGATATCCATATCCAAAATAATGTTGGATTTATAATATCTATAATAGCTATTGCTATTGCTAACATAAATACTGATAAAAGTATCCAAGCTAATATGTGTACAAAATTAACGGGAGTCCTTACTAAGAACTCCCAAAAACTTTTATATTCTTTCTTTTTCATAATTTTTAATTTTAATGACTCCAGAAATCTGAAATACAAGGTTCGGCTTTTAAAGGTATAACTTTACAAAAAGGTTTACCTGCTTGTTCCATATGATATTGAAGTCTTTCTCCAATCTCTTTACCCATATCTATAGGACATTCTACTACTATTTCATCATGCACTATATTACATATTTTAACAGTATCAAACCATCCTCTTGATAATATTTCATCAAAAAACATAATAGCAGCATATTTAGTAATTTCTGCACTGGTTCCTTGTATAGGGTAATTTAAAGACATTTTTTCTAACTTACCTCTTGTTTTAAAATAACTTCTAACTAAAGGTTTATAATGACTCTGATACATAGAACTATTGTCAGCTTTATGTGTTCTATAATCTTCCCAAAACCCTTCTTCATCTATTTTAACTTTATCTTCTTTATATACTTCATAAAAATCTGAATAAGATTTTCTATGTGATACATTATTAAGTTTAACATAGCCTAACGCAAGAGCCGATGCTTTACATCTAGCAAAGTAATTTTTAATGCCTGGGAAAGCTTTGAAATAACCATCATAAATAGCTGTACCTTCTTCTTCGGATATATTTAAATTACCTGCTATAGTACTGCCTTCTCCACCATATTGTATAGCAAAGCCTGCACCTTTAGCATTTTGTCTTTTATCTTTATGTTTAGACTTAATTTCTTTTAAGCTTAATTTTTTTAACTCTGGGTATATTTTTTGAGCTATAAATGAATGCATATCACTAAGACCACTCCTATAGAACTTTAATAAATCAGGGTCTTTACTAAAATTAGCAAATACTACTGATTCTTGTCCACTATAATCTGCTACTACAAGAGTATTACCTTCTTCAGGTACAAAACATCCTCTATGTTCATGATTAGCAGGTACATTTTGTAAGTTTAAATGTTCTATACCTTTCTTTCTATTAGTTTCTCCACAAGACATTCTTCCTGTAGCTTGTAATTGTCTAAATATAGTGTGTAATCTACCAGTATTTGGATGTATTTGTCTTAATACATTTTCTCCATAAGTACTAATTAACTTAGCACATTGTTGGTATTTAGTAAACAATGGTATAATTTCAAAATCTTTTGATTGTGAAGCTAATATTGATGCATCTACACTATCTTTCATTTTACCTGTAGTCTTATCTTTAGTACTAGTATCTACACCAAGATCTTTAAATAAATTAATAACTTGTTTAGAACTACTCCAATTGATTAGACATACTTTAGCGTCAGAAAACAAACTCATTTGCATACTAATATATTTATTAATCTTATTATCAAATACATAGTTATTAAGAGCTTGTGTAGCTAATTCATAATTAACTAAGTCTTTATCCATCTTGGCTTTCCATTTTTTTCCATCTAAATAAAAACCACAGTATTCTACATAAGCTAATACTTTTACAAATTTATTATCTAAATCTATTGCTCTGGATAAGTTTTCTTGTTCTAATTTAATTAGTTGTTGTTTTTTAATAGTACCTAGATATTTAACATCATCCGCACTATACTGTATTACATCTTCTTGTCTTTTAATTAGTTCAATAGTATCTCTACTATTCTTGATGTTTTGGTTAAGGTGTACATCACAATACCTTTCTGTTAAAGCTCCAAGCCCTTTTCTTACACTTAATCTTCCCATATTTAGAACACTCTCCGCAAGGAAAGTATCATATATTTTAGTAGGAGTAATGTTATTTACATATAGAAACTTTAAATCAAACTTAGCGTTTTGCATAAGTATTAATTTATTTTCTAATAGTATTTTAAATTCTTGAATATCTATAGTTTCTAAATCTATAACAAACTGGTTCTTATTATCCCCAAATTGTGCATATATTAAATCACTTGCATGACAGTCCAAACCTGTTGTCTCTGTGTCAAACTCTACTTCATTCTTGTCTTTAAAATAAAACAATACATCATCTACCTCTCCTATTAATATATCTTTACTTAAGTGTGAATACTTGGACCTATCTTCTGTTATTAGATAAACCATAATTTTTGTTTTTAATTTTAGTAAACAATATTGTTTACTTTTTTCTTGTTTTGTAAACAAATATGTTTACTTTTGCACCTGCCATTAAAAGACGGGCTGTTTGTCTTTAAGATATTTAAGGTTCTATATTAATTTATAGGGCCTTTTTATATTTATATATGATACTATAAGATATTCCAAATATCTAAGTCCACAATGGATTAAAAAAAGTAAAAAACAGAAACCCCGTAGGGCTCTGAAATTTACTTTATATTATTCTTATGCTTCTAACTCATCTTGAGCTACATCTGCACTTACTGCAGCATCAGCACTATCTGAAGCTAAAAACGTATGTTTAGCTGCTCCTATTACAGGATCAGTATTAGAGAATACATAATCTCCACCGTGAGTGATGAAATCTCCATCAGCACCTGCACGTTTAGCAGACTTTTCAAGATTCTCTATCTGATAATCTGTACCAACAGTTGTTTCAGTGATTTGTACTCTTACTCGTTGTCCTCCTATTTCAGGATTAACAATGTTAAGGAATTTTGAATCTCCCTGCTCCATATCTGCTATCTTCATTCCTAATGCTCCTTCAATGTCAGATTTTTCACCTGAAATCCATGCTCTTCTTGGTTTAGCAGAAGCAAATCTATCATCAGATTTGTTAAGCAATCCAACTAAGCTATTACCTCCCTTGGCAGTAGGATTTTGAACTAGTTCCGCAAATTCTAACTGGTATTTTCCACCGCTAATTGCTTTAACTTTTGATAATAAAGTTTCTCCTGGTTTAATTGATTTTTCTTCGTTCATGTTGTTTTTGTTGTGGCATAGATTATAGTCTATACCTGGTTTGTAATTAAATGATTATTGATTGATGTTCACTCTGCATTTATTGGGACTTGTGACCCTCATAACACGTATACTACTGTTAGTATTACCTTTGGTTCTTACTTGTTTAGTACGTTGTGGTGTGGTTGCATTAAGGAGAAGCAAAAGCAATAAGCTAAATACTTCTCCCATCTAAAACTCCAGCTATAGAGCTACTTTATACTCAATGAAGAGTAAATACTTGTTTTCTTTAGTTTAGCTAAGACTAAATTTCTTCTATGTAATAGTATATTTTTTAATGTTTCTAAATATACTAAAGACTCTGAAGGACATAATTTTAATGTTATTTTTTCTGTATTATCTGATTGTGCTATATACTCTGATTCTACAGGGTTTATAGTACTTAATAAACTAAGACCAGGGTCTGTAATAGATAAATTTATCCACATAGCTTCGTCTTTCTTTTCTTTTTTCATTAATTGCTTTTTAAAAGCTTTAATATCTAAGAATTTAGCAGTAATCTCTGTACTAGTAGATTTACCATCAATATCTTTTAAAAGAATTATTGCTTGTATTTGCAAATTCTTTAATTGACGATCATATTCTTGTATTTCTGATACTAGTTCTACAGCAATGTGTAATTCATCCATCTTCTCCTTATCCATATTTTTATTTTTTATAAGTATGTATGTAGTCTATTACTAAACTACCTTCACATCCGTGATGTGGTATTATTTCTATATAAACACCGTCTATTGTCATAGTAACATCTCCGATAACTTCTTCAAGACTACCTTCTGGCGATATTGTTAAGCCAACTGCTTCATCTAAATTGTGTTCATAATTTATTAAAGCCCATATTAAATCGTTCATAGCTGTATATTTTAGTTAAATATATAATATTATTTTATGTTATCTAATTTAATTATAATAGAAGCACTAAGCTTCTATATTATATTTAATAATTAGCAAGGCAATGTAAGTATAATACCAATTGATGTTGCTAATATTGTATTACTTTTTGTACCTCTTTTCTTTTTCTTGCTTTTCATGTCTTTTATGTTTAATTTTTTTGAAGACTATTCTTCTCCTTCCATTGCAGATTCCCACATAGAAGGTGTCATTCCTGATATTAAAAATTCTCTATCATTTGTTGATAGTTCAGGCATAACTTGTTGTATAAATTCTCCTTTTTTCCAACTTATATATTGAGCTATCTCTATTGTAACTGAATAATCTTCATCAGTAATAGAGCATAACTTTGAACAAGTTGCTGTTTGTTTTTCATTATCAAATGTCCATTCTCCTGGTCCTAACATATTTTTTTAGAATTATATTATTAATAAAAGTCATGCACCTACTTACACAACTTTTTCTCGTAAAACTTAAAGAACTTTGTAGGTATTTAGTGCCACTAGTAAGGTTCAAACTTACCCTGCCATATTATTTAGGCGTGTCATTTAACTCTTAAAGAGCTTTAATGGCATATATATCAATAGAGCGCTTATCCACTGCTGAATACTTGCAGTGAGAGTGTCTTTAAACTAGTTTACCTCTGGTATTGCGTGACCCATTTCTCTATTAATAATTTACCTACTAACATATTGTGTCCACTATCCGTATAGGTATGTGTTGTCATGTATTCAGTAAATTATATTAACTTTTCTTTAAGAATAGATATTTCTTTATTTATTCTTTTTATATTTTTATCAGATAAAGGTACATATAATCCTTCACTTTTATTCCTTCTTTCTCCTTTTTCTAATTGAGCTTTTAGTCTTTCTAATGCTCCACTTCTTCTTTCTTCTTGATTATGTTTCATTTTTTGTTTTGTTTAGCAATTAATATTAATATATAATGGTCTACATTAAAGTTATCCCACCATGCTTTATAAATACAGATCTTTTTTACTATTTCCTTTTTCATATCTATTTAGTTTTAAATAATACTAATGGAGTTAATAAACCTAGCCAAAATGATAATATTACTGATATTACTGTTTTAGTTTGTTCTGCTGACATTCCATTATCATAAACTACTCCGCTTATAGATGTTACTGTTATAGTAGGATTAAATACTCCTGTTATTGCTCCCATTAATATACATAAAAATGTTATTGCTAACACATAAATTATTTTTTCTCTTATTATTAAATATTTCATAGCTGTTTTTTTTAGTTTAATTAAAATCTATTATTCTTATTTTAGTTGCCATTGAATATGAACCATCCATTGGATAAATATAAATTACTTTTTCTTCATAATCAAATACAAATAAATATCTATCTCCTGAATCACATGTAGTATAATAAACATCTTTTTGTACTTCATTAATAGTACTATCAATATAGTATGTTGATGTAAGATTTTCAAGATATACAAAATGCTCAAATGATGTTTTTAAATCATCAAAATAAAATCTATTTATAAAGGTTGTATCATATATACAATCTGAATATAATCCAGTTACATCATCACGATAACATATTGCATATTCTTTAGCATACACGCTTAATTGTGCTACACTTACTGTCCTTAAGAACAGTAGTATAACAATGGTTAATATCTTTTTCATAGCTGGTTATTTTAGTTTAATAATGAATTAACTAACAATGCTTTAGTCATATCATTTATCATATCAATAACATCTTCTGTTTGTTTTTTAAATTCATCTAATCCTATTTGATTAATAATAGTTTCTCTATTATCTACTATTTTCTTTAATGTTCTTTTCAGGTTAAGAATACCCTGTTCTGTTTCATATACTGAATTATACATAGCTGGTGTTTTTATTTTTATTACCAACAAGGTTTTCTTGTTGATTTATTTCTTTTATTTGTTATATAGTGTTGTATTACAAGACCTGCAATTGTTACAATAGCTCCTGTTATTAATATACTGTCATTTCTATCCATCATAGTATTATATGCAGATGCTTTGTTATCTCCCATATAAGGAGTTCCTTCACCAAACCTATTTACAAAATTATTATAATTTATTTCAGTAGCAATAAATGCAATAGGTAATCCCGATAATCCTATTATACCTGCAGTATAATTAGGCTTTTCTCTCTTATATTGACCTACTACTTGAGTTGAACTCAATAGTAATAGTATTATTATTATATTTTTCATAACTGTTATTTTAGAAGTTAATAAATATGACCACCTTACGGACTATTAAGTTATTACCTGCTTTAGCTGGAATTACTGGTCATATTTAATTTGAACGGGCTAACTGCTCTTATCACAGTTGCCCCTAGTTTATTTATAATGCCATTGGTACTATATATACCATATCTAATAGTATACAAGTACATAACATTTGAAATTTCTCTTTAAATGAGCCTGCTGAATTAGGCATTACACATAATGTTATCATAGTTATAATTTTTAATCAATGTCTAAGTATTTATCTAATACTAATTGAATTCTTTTAGTTGCGATTTTTCTTAATATTCTAATATCATCACCATCTAAAGACAAATCTTCTGATTTATTAGATATACCATAAACAATACTCTGTTCTAAGTTTTTTCTAATAGTTATATCTATATCATCATTTTTATCATGAACAGAACATCTATATCCACCAACAAAACATAATATCATAAGGATAAATGTTAATATTACTGCAAAAATATAATGCCCTGCTATAATTGCCATAGGAATACTAGTGGCATTAATTAAAATTGAAGCAAGAATAATTGTTATTACTAAATTACTGTGTTTTACTTTATGTTTCATAGCTGTTGTTTTAGAAGTTAGCTATAATATAGCTGACTTGATTAATAAATATTCTAATTGAGCAGAGTCCTAATCTATCTCTGTTTATAGGCAATAGTTTTACTAAAACTTTCTAATGCGAAAGACTATATTATCTCAATTGTTTAGCATTATTGCTAAATAGCCGTGGTTATAAGAATATATACCGACACTTGTTTCTCACCTCTTTTGGGTTATTGAAACTAGTATATACAATTTGCACTATAAAGACACCATAACGAGCGTGCGTTGTGAGTTATGGTTCTACCTTTACTTTCCATCTAATAGAATACTTCTATTCTAAAAGAGTAAAGGATTAGTATTTACCTATAAGTATATTTATAGGATTATATGCATTGGTATAAAAGTAGCATATTAGACTTATTCACCACGAAGGGCTTATTTAGTAATCATTCCCAGAATATACTCCTGTTTTGGTTAAAGGTTGGAACTGTTGCGATAATACCACCACAGTATTAAAGGGTTACTACACTGTGCACAGTGGCAACCTATTAAAAATATCTAGTACTTAAGTTCAGGTCCGTTTAACTAGAATAAGACACGGAATGGACGTCATCCATTTTCTGTTTTACTATTACATAGCGTGGTGAGTCACGATCTCACTATAAGTTTATTTCATGGTTTATAATTAATATTATTACCTAACTCACTGTTGAGGTTTGTAATAAATAAACTGTTTAATAGGCTCTTGATACCTATATAATGTTCCAATTTACAACGCCAAGATATCAAACAACCAAGACTTTATACCATAGTCTCTAAAGAAATCCAGTTTATTGTGGTAGGTTCTGTTTTAAAAATGCTCAGTCTTTCCTGAGAGTCAACAGTACTGTGGCTGCTAGACAACACTAGTGCAAGTTATTTGCAACTAGCTGCCTATTTAATTCTGTTACTGGAACTCTATTTATGTAATCTTCTTCTTGATTACCTTTAATAAAGTCACGTAATGTGATAGTATTCATAGATGAAAAGTATCTATGATATTCATTACCTACTATAGTATCTTTGAATTCCATATCTTGCGGTTCTACTTGATTAACCGTATGGTTTAACCAGATAGGTGATATGTAATTTATAAGACCATATATAGATGTAATACTATCTACTATTGTATCACTTTTAGTATGATATAATGCTAATCTTTCATCAAGACCATTATAAGTCATAAATGCTTCATATCTTATATCATAAGAGTGAATACCCTTGTTGAATATATTATCCATTGGGTCTAAGTGTTTAAAACTAGTCTCCATATCTATAAGTTTTATGGGGTTAATAAAATACCTACACCAGTAATTAGCTGATGTAGGGTTACATTCCTTGAATGTTAGCTCAGCCATTAGTTCTAAGAACTAATTAAACTGCAAATACTAATACCAAACCCAATGCTCTAAGCATTAGGATTGATAGACCAATCAATAGGTGTAATCACTCCATTAATTGATACATATGTTTCTTCTGTTTTCATAGCTGGAAATTTAGAAGGTTATACAATGGTAATATACTGTAATTAGCTATAATATACCTATGATGGTAACTATAGCTAAAGTGGATATAGGGTTAATAGTAGTGTATAGGTGCTAGACCGTAAGGTCTGTAGACTATAATACCATTAGGTTAACAAAGATAAGAGAAGAGCCGTAGCCCTCCTCTTGTTACCTGCACTACACAGGCACTATCTCGTACAGTTTCCCTTGGAACTTAGCGTCCTGGTCTGCAACTGCCTCTCCAAATGCGTACTTGTGTGCAAGACTCTTACCAAGTGGGAATACCTTCTCCAATTGCTCAAGAGTTACGCCTCTCTTAAGAGATATGCTACCAATTTGCTTGGTCTGTGACTGCATAGCGATTAATAAATCCTCTGCGTCCATTGCATTGTCTTGCATAGAAAGCATAACTCTATCCTCTCCTGCTGCGTTTGTGTACTGAATGTGTGCTCTAACTACCATAGCTGTAAATTTAATTTGGCCCGTTTATCGCAAGGGGGACTTTCCCTGCTAAACCTTAGTGGGAGTTATTTATCAAGAAGGTCCACGTATTCAATATTTTTTTCCAAAAAAAATTTTAAAAAATTTATAAAAAAAGTCATAACACTAAAAGTGACAAATAGCTAATGTATAGTAGTATTACTTTGCTATTTGTCCTATTTGTGTGTTAAGTGTTTAGAAAAGTCTAGGAGATAGTAGGCTCTTGCAAGTAGTTTGTTTCTCTCTCATCAACAACTTGTTTATAATATAGAAACATAATGCATTAATATATAGGCTACTACAAGAGAAACGGAAACATAATAGATAAGCTATTAAGTGTAGGTACTTGGAAGATATAGTTGGATAGGCATTTAAAGTGGCCCTTCTTCTTTTTAAAACTACTACCCCTCAAAAGCGGGCTACTATCTTAGTAGGTTTGTGTTAGTTAGTAGTATAAAGTAATATACTTACGCAAAGTTACTAGAAATTTACCACATACACAAGGTTATCTCCACATTTATTTTTATCTTTGTAACATGAGTTTATTTAAGAGTATAAAAGGATGCAAGTAGATGGAGTAAGAATATATATAGGAGAAGGACTTTGTGATAACTTTACAGACGAAGAGTACAAAGACTTTATAGAAGTAGGACACTGTGTGCTAGAAGAAGAAATGGGAATACCAGGAGGAGAAAGACTGGAACTTAAATACTATGATACTTTCACAGGAATAGGCTGCTATCATTTTAAAGAGCCTGTAGAAGAAAATGAATTGCTTATGTTTTTTGATGAAGATGAACTCATCCCACATAAAGAACCTTCTCCCTTAAAATAAATATATTATTAATATTTTGTTGTATACGGTTTTTTGTTTACATTTGTAACAAATCTTATTAGAATGGAGAAGAAAGTGCCTATTAAGACTGATAGTAAAAAGTTCTATAGACAATACTTAGAGTTGATGAATCCCTTTGTCAAGCTAAGAGGAAAAGAATTAGACGTACTAGCACAGTTATTATATTACAACAACAAATTAAAAAACATAGATGAAAAACACCGTTGGGTTGTTATCTTTGATTATGACAATAAACAAGCAATTAGAGAAGATCTAAACTTATCTGAAGCTAGTTTAAATAACAATTTATCAGCATTACGAAAAAAGGGAATAGTTAAAAATAATAAAGTTATAAAAGGACTATTAATATATCCTGATAAAAAAAGTAAGTTAACCTTCAACTTTGTTATAGATGAATCCAAGGCTTAAAAAGATATATAAAGATATATCGGCTAAATATGATATACCTGTAAGTAAGGTAGAAGAGATAGTAAAACATCAATTCAAATTTGTTTCGGATGTAATGGCAGAAGGAGATAAGAATAAACCAGAAACATTTAAAACAATTCAACTAACTCATATAGGCAAGTTTGCATTAAGAGAGTATAAGTTAAAAGAATACAAAGAAAAAGCAAGTGGTAAGAAGTAAGTGTAAGCAATGTGGTATAGGAATGCCTAATATAAGGAACTACTGTAGTAGAAGTTGTTTATTACTAGCTCAAAAGAAATGGAGAATGCAAGTAAAGAAATTAATCAAACAATTAAGATAAATGGAGGAAGAAACAAGAATTAAGGAGCACCCTAGTGGAATAAAGTATTATGAAATTAAATTAAATGCCACTGATGGGTCAGATAAAACAATGGTGATTAGATTATTTGAAAGTATGAAAAATGAAAGATTAAAATGGTCAGATGACGAAGAAACATTTGATGAGTATAAGATTAGAAGAAAATATAGAAAACAATGGGAGAAAGAAAAAAAAGCTAACAAGTTAGTATGGAACTCAAGAAGCTGGGGAACAATGACTCCTGATAAAGCGTTACAAGTACAAAAATTAATGGAAGAACAAATACAAAAACAAAATGGATAAAGAATTTAAAAAACTAGGAGCAGTATTAACAAGAAGTAATATTGCTATTGAATGGAAAGAATATAAAGCACCATCTGGTCTTAAGTATGATGCTGAAATGTTAATGCAAAAAGAATCAGAGCTTAATACTATTTGTAAAGTATTAGCTGTTGGAGAAGATGTATTAAACATTAAACCAGGGTCTTTTGCTTTAATGGGAGGAGTAGGAAGACTTGTAGTATTGGATGGTGTTACTTATGGAATAGTTAAAGAGCATATGATTGATATGACTTTTAAAACATTGCCTAAATTAGGACTAGATGAAGGAGAGTCTCAAGGACTTATAATGACCAATCTTACTGAAAAGCAAGTAAAAAAATTCAGTGAAAAAGCTGCATACAAAGGGCCAGGATTATGATACTAGAAGTAGATGTGTTTAACAGCTTAGAAGAATTAGCTAATGATATAGCTGACGCTGCTAACAACCATAAAAATAATGTGTTCTCTAAAGATCTTCCTATGAAAGTAGAAGTTAAAAAAGATGAATACACTAAGATAGAAAAAGCACTTAAATCTAGAGCGTCTTATGATGGCTTAAGAAATGAAAGTGAGCTTATGTCTAATGTGTGGAATATGGGAGACATATACGTAGCATTTTTATTAAAAAAAGAAGATGAAGCTATTTAATATAGTAGAATGGGAGTTAAGAATAGATGAAGCAGCGTGGGGGTACGTCCCCTTTGCTGCCATTCTAAAAAGAGATAAAACAAAAGATAAAGTACAAGCACTAAGAGACATGCTTTTTATCTATCACTTTGCAGATCCACGGTCTGACTATCTTATACATGATAATGAAGAAGAGAAGATATCGGAAATTAAAAAAGACATTGGACTAGCGGAGACCTGGAAAGTAGATGAAATAATTAAAGCTGGAGTAGCTTTATATATTGAAAAATCAGCAACACCTATTACAGAACTATATACAGCTTCTGTAGATGCAGTATTAGCAGTAAAAGAATATCTTAAAGGAACAGACGCTTTATTAAAAGAAAGAACAGACACAGGAGCGCCTGTTACTAAAGTA